AGCTTGCTCGGTTTACCTTCGTTCTCTATGGCTGGTGCTTCATCTTCTGCTTCTGGCTCATTCTCAACCTCGGATTCGATTGGCTCTGCGTCATCGGCAGCCTCAGTCGTTTCTTCGGGAGCTAAGTTCAGTTTCTGTGCAAAAAATTCGGCTTGATTCTCGCTTGTGACAACTTGCGTCGTCTCTCGTTGTTCGCTCATGGTTACCCACGGATTTTCCCGGTGAAACGCGCCGGTACGATTGCGCTTATATAACCCGCTTTTGCATCGGTGTCAAAGACTATTGCATAAACGGGTTTTGCCCTTGGTCAACGTCCGACACAGCAAACTCTGCCGCCATCATTTGCTCAGCATTGCGCCGCTCAATCTCTCGAGCCAATGCGTCTATTGGCATATTGTGGATTAGCAGGTTAACCAGCGCATCAATTTCAGTTTTGTTCTGACTGGTGATTGACCTGGTGTTCTGATCATTGACCCGGACCTCGGCCATTGTCTCGGTGTTGTGCGCCTTGGCGGTGACTTCCATGAGCTTGCGCTTATTCGCACCTTCTTCCTTGATCTGCGCCACCTGACCGCGGTTGTTGATCTCAAGCTGCATTGCTTGCATTTGCTGCTGCATTTGTTGCACGGCTTGCTTGGCTTGTGCGAGCTGCATCTGAACCTGTGGAGGAATGTCCGACTTCTCGTCAATCTGCGCCAGCGGGTTTACTGCGGCCAGCCGGTCTGCAATGATCTCCGCGCCGGGAAAGTCCATCTGCCGGAAGACCAGATCGCCAGCAGCCTGGAACAGCTCTGGGCTTGCACCGATCAACGGCATCATCGCCTCGACCGCTTGGATGCGCCGTGATGCGTAGCCAGGACCCGTATCCATGCTGACGTCGTACTCACCAACAGTCACGTCGTTCAAGACTCTCCCAACTTGGGAGGCTTCATTAATGGTGATGAGATCTGGCTTTCCATCAACGCCGATGATGCGCATAACGCGCTCGGAGTCATAGATTTTGGGAATCAGATCAAGAATGATGCGACCAGTCTGGGCAATGGATTTAGTCAAATTATCGTAGTAATGATAATTCGTCATATCCGTCTGTTGCTGCTGACCATTCAGCGCCTTGCCGCTGATGTTGCCGGTCGGCAATTGCGCAGGATCGAAGATGCCCACAACCTGCTGTAGATCGTTGCTGACAGACTCAGCAGCGCCCATGATGCCCAGCGGTGGTGGCTCTGGTTGCAGGCGCGTCGGAACCGGCGCCGTGCGTCCTTCAATGTCGGTCTGCTTGTATCGCAGCACCGGCGTGGCTTTGATGTTAGCCGCCGCCCACTCAGTCTCGTGACCTTCGTCTTGTCCCTCGGCCAGCAGCCACTTGGCTTTTGGCGCCAGGGCAATCGCCTCGGTCATTGAGGTTTGCCAAAAGTTGTACATTTTCTGCGGATCTTTCGCATAGCGCACCAGACCGTATTTGATTGACTTGCTGTCAATGACGATCCGACCACCGTAAACCGGCACGACAGGAATAAATTTGCCTGGCCAGTCCCGTTCTTCCAAGATTTCCATCGCGGTGAGCTTGCACCACTTGACGACCTTCTTGTAGCTGTCACGCTCGCCAACGATCTCAAGCCCATTTGCAGCCATAAAATCCTTGCTGGGCAGCTGGTCCTTGAACAACCGTGACTTGTCGTTCAACAGGTAGAGCTTTGCCGGCGTGCGCTCAATGTAAAAGTATTCGGCAATCCGAATGTCTTCCTTGGTCACCCACTCAGGGTTGCTGTCGCCATTTCCGCGGCCTGAGAAATTGCCGCCAGCATCTGAGTTTGGGTAGAGATCCCGAAACTTATCCTTGCTCATCACGGTCGTGATAAGGCAACGCTCTTGGTCCGAGCCGTCCAGCGCCACGCTGTTGGGATCGAAGTAAACCGAGAACGGATTCTCAATAGGGTTGATATAGATCTCTTGATCAAACGAGTCAGGAGCCGTGTAATCGGTAACCACTCGCCAGTAGCCCCAACCCATGCGCACAGCGGATTCAAACGCCTTGTCATAGGCGCTATCGGCATCGCTGTTGATCTCAATATGCCGAGTTATCCCTTCCACAACCTCGGCGGTTTCTTTGTTTGAATAGCTGTTGCACGGATGGACCTTGATGCGCGGTCGCTGCTGCCTTTGTTGGTTGGCGATCTGCCGGCAGTATGCGTCGAGCTTGTTGATCGTCAGGCACGGTCTGGCTTCCAGGTTCCTGCTGTTCTGGATCTCTACCGGCCATTGATCGCCCGAGACAAAGCGCAGATCGTCCAGCGCATCCGAGCGATTGTTGGAATCGGCTTCATTGGCCAGCCGGAGAAAGTTCATCGCGTCTGCAATGCGGGAGTCGTTTCCCTCGCTTTGATAATTTGCCATTTCAGCTCATCCAGTTAGTCGGTAGCGTAAAGGTTTGCTGTTTCTTGCGTTGCTTTGGCTCGTTGACCATCAATCCGATGTATCTAAACGCATCTGCGCCGTGCGAATAATGGTCGTGAAGTGGTGACTTTGAGAATCCACCCGTCTCTGGGTCGACTTCGTACCGATAGTGGCGCAGACAGGTAAGACCTTCTGCGCAGGCTTCTCGATCGAACCAGCAGTTGTTGAAAATAGTTCTCGCAGCATTGATAGAGTCAGCAATTGGCACTCTCGGAATGATTCGTGTCTTGTATCCAGCCGCTCTGACAATCTCCTCAATAGATTTACCAGCAGCGGCAAGCGTCTTATTCTCGGCGTCGTGCGGAAGCCACAACGTATCGTAATGGTATCCAAACGTCTGCAATTGCGCTAGGTAATAGCTGATTGTCTTTTGATTGTCCTCCATGTAACGCAACAAGCGCGTTTCCATGCCGACAAATTGCAAGAACCAGATTGCCGTAGCATCAGACCATCCTAGGTCGAACACGGCGTGAACAGGCTTGCTAGAGTCGAATGGAACCCGTCCAATGCGTCCCTGAAGCTCGGCGTCCTGCATCTCCCTGGCAAACACTGCGCCGTCAACAGTCTGCCGGCATATGCCCTCCCAGACCGTGTTGTAAGCCTCGATGTCACGCTCTTTTAGCGCATCCTTCTCAGCTCTCAGCGTCTCTGGGAACCAGGGGTTATCGCTCCAGTTGATCTTAGTGACCACACAGTCAGCAGGAGGATGCACCACAAAGCGTTGGAACGTCTCATCAGTCTCCAGCTCCGGGTTAAAGCTGATCCAGATCTCTGAATCTTGTTTACGAATTGTCGGGATTAAAACATTCCATGACATTCTCGACACAGACTGCGCTTCTTCAACCCAACAAATATCAACGCCCTCAAACGATTTGATGTTTGAGACATTGTTTTTGAGTCCAACAAAAAAGAATTCAGAGCCGTTCTTAGCTCTGATTGACGTTTGGGTTATTTCATAGAACCCATGCAATCGCAATGATTCGATCTGGTCGCATAAAAGCTTATGCACCGAATCACGGATTGACGTCTGGAATTCCCGTGCGCAGAGTATGCGAGTGGGCTTTGATGCGCCGATAATTAGCAGCGCTCGAGCAATCGCCCATGACTTGCCGCCACCTCGACCGCCGTAGGTTACTTTATACCGATGCTTGTCAAAAAGTACCGATAGCTTCTCAGGAAACTCGGCATTGGCAATGGCATTATCAAGCTCATTCACTGGGCTTAACGAATGTAACCTTGATGCCCTCAACCGGCGATCCGTCCGGGTTGCTCAGCACAGTCGTATTGCGCTCGCCCCAACCCATCTGGGCCTTTGACCACCAGATCATCGCCGTGGTGTCGCCAGCCATTGCCTTGTTGTAGAGCGTGTCGGCAATGGAAGCGCTGGCTTTAGCCTTGCCAACGGCCAGCTCAACCTCGTAGTACTTACGCAGCGTCGGAGCGCTGATGCCGATAAGAGCCGCGATCTGATCCTGCGGCAAGCCGAGTCCAGCAGTCTGCTCGACTTTTGCTTTCGACGTCTCAGTAGGAACGTGCGGAGGAATCATCTTTTATAGGCGAAAAAATAAACCAATCAACCAGGGTTAGGAATGTCGAAAGCTCTGCGCAAAGCCGTGTAAACCAATCGCAAACGCAGCTCGGTTTCTGGCAAAAACTCTTTTGGTTCTAATTGCTCGGATTCAATAGCAGAGTGAATGTATTCAACCAAACGCTCGTATTGCTCTTGTTTTTGAGAAATCATTGTCCGCTCTCCATATATTTCATCACATTGTCAAGCCATCGCTGATCCGCTCTTTGGATCGGATTTGACAAATTAAATGATCTCATATCGCCAGATGGATCTGTTCCGGCTGCACGCCTTGCCGCAGTAAAATCTGAAAATAGAAAGTCTCGTGGAACAGGTCGGTCAAACCCTCCAACATATTGCCCACCAAGCTGCGTGTTATATGTTGTATGAGGCACAACAGGATTAGAAATAATTCGCCCACTTGGGTCCATTTTTGCAATTGAAAGACCGCCACCGTGAATTGGTACATTCATCAATGATGGTTCTGTAATTGCCGCTCGAGTTATTGGCAAACTTGGGAAACCCGCTGCTCTAAATTGGTCAAGATCCATCCGATCAATAAAAGCGTGTCGCAAAGCGCCGTTTTCATTGAGCTGCGCTCGAGCTTCTGGGCTGTCGATTCCCTTCCACTCGGGTCTGTGTAGTCTAACCTCGTTATCAAACTCTCGCTTGACTTTTTTGCTTATTTTTGCACCTCTGACTTGCTGCAACAACGCATCGGTCATCATGGTGGAAAAATCGCCACCAACGTGGCTCATCGGCATATAAGCCATGTACACGTCGCCGCTGCCTTGTTGCGCAGCGTCTCTAACGCGCTTGGCTAGGCCAGAGATGACGCCCTTGTCCG